GAAAGCTCCCCACCGGCCGCTGCGCCGCCGGCGAGCCCAGGCTGTCGGACGACTTGGCCCGGTTGACCTTGCTGATGGCGTCTTTTTCGAGCAGCTCCCATGCCGCAGCGGAGATGTTCGAGATGCCCGGCATCGTCACGGCGAGCCCATAGCTAAGGGCTGTGCGGAAGTCGGCCGTCATCCGATTGGGGTCGACCACCGCGTAGACATATTTGAGATATGCTTCCTCAATCGAACTTGCGAGCGCGCCGACGTCCGCCACCTCGATTTCTTCATAGTCGACCGCGCCTGTCCCGGCGTCGTTGTCGTGGAATGAGACGGTCCGAATCCAGTCGGCGGGAAGGGCGTAGGCGTAATCGAACCCGAAGGCCGGCGCGGTCGAGAGCCGCGCCAGCTTGAGCAGACGCCTGGCGAAGTGCCAAGTGTGGCCGCGCAGCAGATCGGCGCGCACCTCGTCGAACACATCGCCCGCCACGTTGGCGTTCTTCGAGCCATCAGTGAGCGACGTGATGCTCCTCGCCTTCAGGAGTCTGAGCGCCCGGTTGGCGATATTGGTGTCGGAGACAGCCATGGTTAAATCAATTTAACTCCGTTTAACTCCATTCAGCTCAGCTCACGCCGCCTTCTCTTTCACCGGCACCAGCTCATCGCCCGCCACGATGCGCTCCGCCGTCGCCTGGTCGAGGCCCTTGGCCACGGCCTTGCCGTCGAGATCCACGACCCACCATTTGTGGACCGGGCCCTTGTCGACGGCCTCAAGCCGTTCCGGTTCCGGCATCAGCGGTAACCAGTCACCCGACGGCAGAACACAGACGTCGAAGGCGTCAGCGGTGTGCGGGTTGCCCTGCAAATTGGTGGTGCGTTTCAAGTAGTCATGGCGCTGAGCCACCGTATAACACCGCTCCCAGTACACGGTGTCACGGTCGTGGCTGAAGCACTGCACGGTGATCTTATCCCCGGCGCTGAGTTTGATCGCGGGGCTGCCGACCAGACGGGCAATCATATCGTCGGTGACAAACCGCTTTTCGCAGCGGGTGCGAATGAAGGCCGCGAATTCTGAAACGTAAACTTCGTTGTTGGTGATCTCTTTGGTCATCTCGATTCCTTTTGGTTGAGGTCGGCAAACGAATCTCTGGCGTCGCAGACGAGTTTCAGTTCGACCGGGCTGAGCGAGGCCGGGCGGTCGGGCCCGGCATGGACCGGTTTGATGAAAAAATGCACCTCGATCAGGGCGCAGCCGCGGCTAATTGCGTCGATGGCGCGCCACGGGGTGCCGGAGTGGTCTGAAAAGCCTGGCATGTCGGTGGCCGAATGATCGCCGGACCAGCGGAGCGTGGAGGGATAGCGGGCCTCGCATTCGAGATAGATCGCATCCCCAGGCACTTGGTCGGGGCAACCCATTCCGAGCGAAACCAAATAAGGCTCGGGCGCCTCGCCGTAGGGGAATGACATTGCCGCCCGGCTCGCCACCTTGGTAGCGGCGACGCCCAGCCTGCCGAGCCAGCGCACCGTTTCGGCCTCGAAGGTGCTAGCCAGGAACATGATTCCGCTGGCCTCGGCGAATTCCTTGATCTGATGCCAGTCGTCCAGGGTGAGCGCGGAAGCGTGCCAGCGCGCCGAACGCGCCTCGTCGCCGTCGAGCCAGCAGAACATGCTGTCCGGGCCAGGCCGGTGGAACATCTGGAACTTGATCGCGTCGGCGCCGACCCTGGCCGCCTCGTCCACGTAGCGCCGCGCGTGATCGGTGCGCCGGTTGGGGCTGGGATCGGCGTGGCAGGTGCCAGCCTCGGCAATGATGAAGGCGCGCTCGCGGCCGTTGACGTCAAATTTCATCGCGGAGCTCGTATGTGTTCTGGATGTGGCGGAAGCCGAGCCCTTCAAACAGGCCGATGGAGGCAGCGTTGTCGGGGTTTATGTTGGCCAAGTAGCGAGCGCCGGGGTGCTTTTCCATTAAGGCCTTGACCGTGCGCCGGGAGATGCCGTTGCGCCGGTGGGCACGAAGGATAAAAATGCCGATTTCATCGTTGCGGGTTAGGTAGACAGCGCCGGCTGGGTCTTCCGGGTCATGAATCACATACCAAGCCTCATAGGGCCGGGATCGGACGAAATCCGCGTGTTCCCGCAGACTCGGCATGGCTTGATGGCTGATGCTTTCCGCTGCGGTGCGCTGTTCCAACAAGCGGTAGAGAGTATCGATGGTCGCAGGCGTCGGCCCGTCTTGGTAAACGTCAACCAACCTCATTTGCTGAACGCCCACCAGGTCAGGTTGTCGAGGCCGGTGGCGCCCTTCCACGCAAAGCCGTGGCCTACATGCCTCAAGTCCCGATGCTGTTTCATCCAAAACGAGCCGAAATCACGCCGCCACATCATGCCGCGGCGGCCACGGTACTCGACCTCCTCGGGCTCTGGGCTGAAGTATTCAATGCAGACAATGTAGCGCTTGGTCACGCGATAGATTTCATCGCAGGCGGCGCCCAGTTGGTCGGGTGGGATGTGTATCAGAACGCCGCTGGTGAACACCATGTCGGCGGCCTCGTCATCCAGGTCCATCTGTTGCGCCGTACCGTTCCGAACGTGAATGATACTGCGCTCAATCAACCTATCCCGCGCCGACTGATTCGGGTCTATTCCGAGAAATTCGGACCCGGGTGAGATTTTCCACAATGCGGTCAGGTTGTGCCCACTGCCGGCCCCCACCTCTATAATACCATGAGGCATTGGGTCCAAATTTACACAAATCTGCGCCCACAGATCATCCAGCGCGGTGTGGTCGTCGCGGGTGCGGTTGCGCTCGGTGTAATCGTCACCGAATTTGCCGCGCCACTGCGCCAGCGGGTTCATGCCGCAAATCTCCGTTTCAGGATTTCATAATCCTCGGGTGTATCGAGCACGAGACGCTCGTCGGGGTCGCCATCGCCGGCCAGGTTGGCGCAGCGCAGGTGGCGCTGCATCCATGGAGTGACATGCTCAAGATCGTCCTGCTTGTGGGCCTCGCAATGCGTCCGCTCCAGGGCGGCCATGGTGAACACCTCGCAGTCCAGCCCCTTCGGCCAGCCCCGCGGCAGAACGTTAGAGGCGTAATCGATGCGCGTTGTCATCAGCGCCAACACCCGTGCGCAGATCACCGGGTCGATCAGCGGGCAGTCGGCGGTGATGCGCATGATCAGATTGGCATTGGCTGCCCACGCTGCCCCCAGGTAGCGGTGCAGCACGTTGTGTTCCGCGCCTTGAAATACAGCAACTCCACGGCCGCTTGCCTCGGCTGCGATGGGGCGGCTCACCGGGTCATCCGGCACCGCTAGCACCACTTCATCGACGCCAGTGATGCGCTGGCAACGCTCCAGGACGTGCCAGATCACTGGCTTGCCGCCAAGCGGATACATCACCTTGCCGGGCAGCCGCGTGCTCGTCATTCGGGCCTGGACGATGCAGGCGGTGGTCACAGCCGGACCGGCACCCCGGCCCTGTGGAGGTGCTGCTTCGCCGCCAATGGGGTCTGTTCAGTGAACTGAAACATGGCCGAGGCTGCCACCGCATCGGCGCCGGCGGCGAACGCGGCCTCGAAGTCGGCATAACGCCCGGCGCCGCCCGAGGCGATCACCGGGATTGAGACGGCTGCGGACACGTCGCGGATTAGATCGAGGTCGTAGCCGTCCATGGTGCCGTCGCGCTCAATGCTGGTGAGCAGAATCTCGCCGGCGCCTAACGCCTGTGCGTAGGCTGCCATGATATCAGCGTCCATATTGGTCGTTCCGGCACCGCAATGAGTCCTGAGCAGCCCGTGTTTCACATCAAGGGCCACCGTTATACATTGAGAACCAAACTTGACCGCCGCGCGCTTGATCAGACCAGGCACGTCAAACGCCGCCGTGCCGATCACCACTTTGTCAGCGCCGATGCGCAAGAGCTCGCGGATGGTCGCAAGATCGCGCACGCCGCCGCCGACGTTGAGCGGCATGAAACAGTCCTCGGCCACCGCCGCGATGGTCGCCATGTCGGGCCCCCGGCCCTCCGGTGTGGCCGCGATGTCCAGCAGCACCAGCTCATCGACCTGGCGCGCGTCGAACACCCGCGCCGCCTGCACCGCCGGGCCGATGCGGCGCCAACTGTCGAAGCCCACGCCCTTGACCAGCCCCGGCCCTTTCAGCAGCAGGGTCGGCATCAAGCGCTTTTTCAGCATCCCGAGCCGCCGGCGAGAACGGCCAACTGCTCGCCTTCTGGGTGGCGAAGACCGTCGAAACCTGACTGCTTCAACGCGAACCCATCCACGATGTCGTCGAACTTTTCCCGGTCGAGGCCCAGCGGGCGCAGAATATCGTCGATGGGCACCTCCATGTAGCGGTCGGGGTAGAGGTGCTCACGCCGCTCCACTTCAATCAGGGCCTGGCGGCGGCTGATACGGCCGGCCCGGATGTCGACGCTGATCTGCGCCGTCGCCCGGCCGTAGCCGTATTTGGCCTGCATCAGCCAGTCGTGCAGCCCGGTCTGGGCGTTGTCGAGATTCTCCCCGGGCCACCAGTTGCGCGGCGTTGGCAGCACCGAGTGCATGCCGGCGGCGCATGCGCGCTCCCAGTTGCGCCGGCTATCCCACTCGAAAAACTGGCCGAGGAAATACGCGGTAATGCCGCGCTTTTGGATCATGTCGGCCGCCGGCAGCGTGTAATCGGTCATGTCTGCCACGGTGATGCCGTCCCGGCCAACCATGTCGGATGGCCGCAGCCCCAGGTTGCCGCCGAATTCTTGGGTCCACCGCAGCGTCATCTCGTGCGCTTCGTCGGTGCCAGGCGGCCCGCCGTACTGGTTTTGCGGGCACTCGCCGTAGAAAATCAGCGGGATGCCGAGATCGCACGCCACCCGGAAAGGCGTGGTAAAGATAGAGACGTGCTCGGGCCACGAAATGTCGCCTACGGTCTCCAGCCCGATGCGGTTGAGCTGGGCCCGAATTGTGCGGTTAGGCGTCACTTCGATGGTCGTGGCATGGCGCGCCAGGTTGTCGACGTTCTTGCGCCCGATGGCGGTCAGGTGGCAGGTGGTGGCGGTGACCACCAGGGGCCGAACGCCGAGGTCGATCAGCTTCAGCACCTGCCACGTACTGTCCTTGCCGCCGCTGCTCGGCACGATACAGTGGTAGCCTGAACCGGATCGCGGGCTTTGCGCGAAGATGCGGGTCAACTCATTGGCCCGCGCGTCCCAGTCGATGGTTTTACGCTTGTCGTGGGCACGGCAGGCGGAGCACACACCGTCCGCGTCGAAGTGCAGGTCCGGCTTGAGGTCAGGGTAGAGGCAGCGGGTGCATCTGTTCATTTGAATACCTCAATTTTTGAGAGGTCCGGGTAGTCGTCGTTCGGCAGATCGTCGTTGTGCTCCGGTAGCAGGGCCAGCCTCACAAGCCCCTGCGCCGCCGTCTCAGGTGCCATGTAGCAATGCCAGCCCACCGTGCCTATTTCGTCGTCACGCGGCGCCACGCCCTCGCTACGGCCGTCGAACCGTGCCTCACGCAGCCACGGGTCGGCGTCTTCGTCGGCGTGCAGGATGGCACCGCCCTGGCCGAGGCCGAGGTGCTTGCCCCAGTGGAACGAGACGCACTGCATCTGGCCCGGCCGGTACATGGCGGAGGTGAAGCGCCGCGCGCAGTCCCAGATTGGATAGGGGCTCAACTGGTAGGAGCCGGACCAGTCCTCATCGCGAAAAGACACCCTCCCGCCAGCGTGGATGATGGACTGCGGCACGGACACGTATGTCTGTTTCGGTATTTCAAACGCAGCACACCCCAAATTCATTCTTGGGTCGATAGCCTGTTTGATTTCCCAGGCACACGCCAGCAGCAGCGCCATGGTGCAGCTTGTGGTGGTCACTGCGTAGCGCGCGCCGGTGTACTCACACAGCGCGGCCTCGAAGTCGCGCACCACGCGGAACGGGTCGCTCATGCGGCGAGGTCCGCCAGTCCGGCGCGCAGCTCGTCCACCGTCATGCGCCGCGCCTGGTCGCTGGCGTTGCCCGCTTTCAGGCTTTCGTGGCGTTTCTCCCAACCGCCGAGGCCCACCACGTTCATCTCCGCGCCCATGGCCACCGCCAGGTCGCCGAGGCGGTAGGCCGGCAGATCGGGCACCACCAGTTCGCCACCGCCCATGTGGCCCAGGGTGCGAAGCACCAAATCGACGGCCTCGCCAATGGTCATCCAGAACCTGGTGCAGTCCGGGTCGGTCACCTGCACGATGTCGCCGCCTTGCAGCAGCCCGCGCCATTTCGGGATCACCGAGCCGGCGGACCCTGCGATGTTGCCGTAGCGCACCACCGCGAGGGCCGGGCCCGAGCCCCCATTGGCGGCCAGCATCAGGCATTCGGCCAACGCCTTGGAGTGACCGTAGGCGCTGACCGGCTGGAACGCCTTGTCGGTACTGAGCGCCAACACGCGGCCGACGCTGGCGTCCTGTGCCGCCTCGATCACGTTGATGGCACCCATGACGTTGGTCTTGACCATCTCGGCCGGGTTATAATGCCCGACCTCGATGCGTTTCAGCGCCGCCGCGTGCACCACCGTCTCAACGCCTTCCATGGCGCGGCGCAGCCGGTCACGGTCGCGCACGTCGCCGATGAAAAACCGCAGCCGCGGGTTATCGTTGAACCGTGCCCGCATATCAGCTTGGGCGTGCTCGCCGCGGCTGAATATACAGATCCGCCCGGTCACGTCGTCGGCCAGCAGCCGGCGCACGAACGCCTGCCCGAATGAGCCAGTGCCGCCAGTTATAAGGATGCTCATTGAGAAATGTAATCCCGGAGCCATTGCTGCTCGTCCTCGACGCCATCCCAGTGGATTAGGTCTTCCTGCATGGTCTTGAGGGTGTCTTTCAGTTCAACAAGCTCTGCTTGAAGTCGAGTTACTTCCTCCTGGGCAGCGGCCGGGTCAACGACCACACCATATGCGGTCAGAGCCGTCATTGCCGCATTGCTCTCTACAATCAACAACGTCGTCGCCGCTATCGTTCTATCTAAATCAATCAGCCGGTCGCGAGCATGGCTCTGGCGCTTGTCCAGCTTGTTCAGAAGAGGATCGTCCTGCCACATGGGGTATGGGATGGGCTCGAACGAAATTCCGGAGCTCGCCAGCCTGGTGACGCGGATGCCGAGGACGCGCGCCAGGTCGATGAAGTGGTGCAGCCCAGCGCGCTGTTGTAGATATTCGGCGCCGCGCTCCATGTCGATGCCGAACACCGCAATCTCGCCCGCTACCGCTTCCCCGTCCTTGGGCCGCAGCTCATCTATTGCGGCGGCCATCATCCAGGCAAAGCTGGATGTCATGAAGTAGGTGCCGAAGCGGGCCATGATGTGGTCGGCCGGATAGGCGAACACCCGGCCGCCGAACCCCGGCTCCGGATAATGCATGTAAATATCGACCTGGCCGTCGAACGATCCGGCCTGTTCGCGCCAGTTCTCGACCCATTCTTCCGACTCGCCGGCCAGCCGGTGGACCTCGTACCACCTGGTGGCGCGGCTCATCCATTCGCGCCGTCCGCCGACGCCCCAGATTTCCCAGGTTTCGTCGCCGAACGGGGCCAGCGCCCCGGAATCCGTGGTGCCGACCAGGGCGATCCTGCGCACCACGTCTCCTTGCCCGCCGATGTGGTGGAGGCGGTTAGGCATCTCGCGCATGGCGACGTTGGCCCGGATCCGCTGGCGCGACCGCGGCCCCCAGGCACGCTTTTTGCCGGCCATGATCATGGCAGCAGGTAATCCTTCAGCCAGCCCTGTTCCTCGCGGGTGGCCTCCCAGTGCACGATGTGCTTGGACAGCGCCGCCGAGGTTTCCAGCAGGGCGTCGTTTTCCGCTGCCAGCCGCTCGATTTCAGCGGGTGCCTGGTCACCGCCGTAGCGCTCCAGCCCCTGCCGGATCGCCACGTTCTGGGCGATCATGGTGCGGGTGTGGCGCAACTGCTCATCAAAGTCGGTGATCTTTTCTTCGCTCTCCCTGGTGCGCAGATCGAGCTTATTTAGAAGCGGATCGTCCTGCCAGAACGGGTAGGGCACTGGCTCGTAGCTGAGCCCGGTCGCGGCCAGCAGCTTGACCTCGATCCCGGCAAACGCGGCCAGCGCCAGAAAGTGCCGCAGCCCAGCGCGCTGCTGCGCGTATTCAGTGCCGTATTCCATATCGACGCCGAAGATGGCGATCTCGCCATCTGTCGCCTCGCCGTCCAGCGGCCGTAACTCATCAATGGCCAGTGCAAGCATCCATGCGAATGTGCTCGTCATGAAGTAGGTGCCGAAACGCCCGGTGATGTGGTCCACCGGATACGTCACCTGGTTGGTGGCGAGGCCGGGCTCCGGGTAGAACATATACAGCGGCGTATCGGCGATGAAACCGCGCACGCACTCACGCCATTTGCCTGCCCAATCGGCGTCTTCGCCATCGAGGCGATGGAGCTCGAACCACCTGGTGGCCCGTGTGACGTATTTGCCGCGCTGGCTTACGCCCCAGATCTCCCAGGTTTCATCATCAAAGGGCGCCTGGTCGGCTGACCGAGCAGTACCCACGAAAGCTATTTTTCTCATGGTCTCTTTTCATGATCGGTAAAGGAAGATGCTCGGCCTCCAATCCCTGCGCCGGAGCGGCGATGTCCGTTTCAGGTGCGATCACCACCCACGGATCGTCATTATCGATCCCGCCGACACCCGTCTCGACGGCGCTCTCGGTCATTGTTTCGGCAAACGCTGCCAACAGGCCCCGTTCGCCGTCTCTGTATTCACGACAGATCCGCTCGCCCTTCACCACTCGCCACAAGGCGCAGTCCTTTTCGGCGACGGCCGAAATGGCGTGGTCACTGACACTCTTGCCGGTCGAGAAGAACGACACACCGTCCAGCGCATAGCTGGCGATGGTGGCCGGCGGCGGCAGGACGCAACCGGCGGTCAAGCCGCCGAGACAAATCAACGCAATTACCGAAACCAGACGTTTCATGGCCGTCCCCCCCGGGATTAAAGCCAAATCGGGTTGTTAACCGTTAAGGAAGGAAGAGGGGAGGCCGAAGCCCCCCCTTTTTCGCACTTAGTAACGGAACCGATCAGGTGCCGGCCAGGAACAGGCTGGCGTTGCCCTGGGTGCCGCCGGCCGAGCCGCCGGTGTTGTGGTTGTACATGCTGTTGATGCGCCACCGGCTGGTGCTGCTGCCAACAACATGGAAGTACTCACGCCCGAACCTGATGTTGATCTGGCGCTGGGTGGCGGCGCCGGGGCCGTAGTAAATCGCGGTAGCCCCAGAGCCACCGGCATCAAACTCCAGCACCCCGGTCCCGGTATCGACCTTTATGACCATGACCTCGGCGCCGGGGTACGGCGTGGGCAGCACCATCCGACTCGCCGAGGCGATGGATGTGCCTATCTCGTAATACCCCACCGACAAGGTGGTCAGAGCGGCCGCGGTGCCAGTTGCAAACGTCTGAATCGGCATATTGCCTCCGGCGAACTGGGTGGTCACGGTGCCCGACGAAACCGCCGAGACGCGCAGCCACATGTTGCCGTCGGTGCACTGGCAGAAGATCAGATCATCCGCTACCAGGTTGAGGTCATCGTCGGTGTTGTTGAAGTAGCCCGAGGTGATAACCGTGGCCATGGTGTCCGAGGCGGCGTCGTAGGTATAGGTGAGATCACCTGGAGCGCCGGCGCGGAGATGAAGGTTGCCTGCTGTATAAGCCATTTCAGACCCCCCTAACTGGTCGCGATTGCGGTAGTGTCATTGAGGGTGCCCTCAATAACGCCGGTATCGTCGATCATGGCCGCCTGGCCGCTCATCATGTGGTTGACGAAATGAGCGGCGCGGTCGCCGTGCCACGTAACATCAGCGGCCACCGTGGCGGTGCCGGCAACGTTGCCAGCGGCGGCGGCGATTGCGTAGGCTACCGCTGTCTTGTGCCAGATCCAGCACTTGGCTGACGATGTGCCTGAATCAGGCAAACCGGTCTGCATCTTCCATTTGATGCCCATCCAGTCTTTCCAGCGACCGTTGCCGATCGCAGGCCCGGAAACGAATGCCTGGCCGTCGGCGCGGACGTACTCGGCCCGCATGAACTGATCCAGCAACATGAGCTGCGACCAGTAGCGCGCTGTGACGACGGCATAGACCTCGCCGTCGTTGGGCACGTCGGCTTCCCACGCCGCCTCGGCGAACTGAATGGCGGTGGCGCGGATGTTCACGACTGACGTCACCGTCAGCGTGATGACAGTCGAGGTCGTGGTGTTCAGAACCGTGGTGATTTGGTCGTCAACCTTGCGGCCCAGCGCCATCGCCCCGCCAGTCGCGAGCACATCGCGTTCGTTGATGTTGGTCTTGGACTCGTCGAGCTTGTCGACCCAGTCGCCGGCATAGAAATCGGCGATGCTGCACGACGGTGCGGTGTGGGTCTGATTCATCGGCGTGATGGTGCCGTGACGCGCCTTGGTGGTCGCAGTACCCTTGCCGATTTTCTGGAACACCGCGGTTGAGCCGACAACGTCGGTTTTCTTCCTGACGGCGTCGATTAGATAAGAGCCCTTCCGCTGGAAGACCTCGTGGACCTTCGCCTCATAGGAGGTGATGAAGGCAGTAGAGATTGAAGTGGACATGGCAATGCGGTCCCCTAAAAGTTGATGGGAACAACATTCCTTCGGTGAACCTCGGGGATTTCTGGCGGCGAACCCTCAGCAACGACGGGGCCACCTTCAAACCCTTCAGGGCTTCCGGCTTGCTGTGAAGGTCCGCGGGACCGCGCCATGGCTTGCACCGAGGCGGGCGAACCGCTTATGACCTAATGAATCTGATTACGCTAATTCATTCCGGTTGTCAAATGATTATGCAGCGCGCCCAGCGGCGCCGACGATTGGCTGGGCGCCTCCGAGTTTGCCAATGAGCTGCTGTTCGGTCTGGTAGAGCCGGTTTGCCTCCCTGCTGTCGCCGCGCCCCTGCGCCTCGGTAATCCTGCCACGCACCTCGCGGAGTTGGTCGTCGACCGCATCCTTGTCGTTGGCGCTCAGCGGCGGCACCAGCCCGCCCTCGGCCATCTCGCGGCCGACTGCGGCCAGCGCGCGTTTCATGACCGGGTGGTCCAAGACGAACCGGCCGGCGTTGGTCTCCAGGTTACGCATCTCATCCATGTCGTCGCCGAACATCCGGGACGCGGCACGTTCGGAATGTTCGTCGTTCTCTTCGTATTCCTTGCCCGGCCAGTCGCGGTGCAGTTGGGCATCGGATTCGTCGGCGTATTTCTTGTCCTCGGCGGCCTGCGCCTCGCGCACGGCTATGGTGTATTTGTTCCACACGTCGTTGAGCCCAGCGGCCTGGTCAGCGGTTATGTTGAGGTCATGGAAGGATTGACCCATGACGCCCTGGAACGCCTTATCCCCCTCGGTTGGCTCGCCGTCGCTGGGCATGCTAAACTTGTAACCATCGGCCGCTTCCGGCACGCCAATACGCTTGCGATAGGCGGCGACCTCCTCGGGCTCGGCGTCCTTGGCCAGCGGCGTGATCGCCACCGAGGCGACTTTCTGTAAATCGAGCGCCCGCTTAACCAAGTGGTTCACGTCCGGCGAGGATTCCGCGAACTTCCTGGCGTCATCAGATTTGAGCGTGGCGCGCCAGTCCGCCGGATCGGGCCGCTTTTCCCCGTCGTCGCCTTCGACCTGACCATCGCCTTCGCTGGCGCCCTCTCCGGCTTCGGCTTCGCCCCCGCCCCCGCCGCCCTCGCCTTCATCGCCTTCAGCGAAAAGCTGCAAGCGGCGTAGCAAAGCCTCAACGGGATCGAGATCGGGCAGCAATTTGCGGATGGACATGGTCAGTCGTCCTCTCTTG